GCGGCCTTGCGCGTCGCGTAGCAGGCCAGGGTTGGCGTCGCTCGGTTTGGTCAGCGTTTCCTCACCATCATCAGTGACCACCGCAGCGAGGCAGGCCTCAATCTTGGCTTTCATCAGCAGTGCTGCTTCGTAATCGCCAAGATCACGCAGCCGGAGCAGCACGGGCGCGAGCCAGGAGACATCGCGCAATTGCCCGGGGCGACGCTTGCGGAACACATGCAGCACGTCGCGTGCAGGGATGAAGTTGCTCGTCAGCCGCGCACCTGGCAGCATCCAGGCGCCGGGATGGGTTGGGAATAGCCAGTATCCAATCGGCTCGCCAAAATTCCCAAGTGCGATGCCCTGGATGGTCGGCACGCCATTCACCACGCCATTGCGCGCCGTATCCAGATGATCGCTTTCCAGCACCTGCAGGCTGAGGCCGATCGGGTTCCGCGGCGATGTCGGCACTGTCAGCAGCCGGATGAAGCATTCGCCGCTTTCGACGACGGCACGCATGGCCAGCGCCTGCAGGCCATAGAGATCGAGCTTGTCCTCGGCGTCGCAGGCGGTGCTATCCGCCCAGGCCTGCCAGGCGTTGCGATGCGCGGTTTCAGGCCATCGCGTCGTGATGCCCGCACCGACCGCATTGCCGGTCCAGAGATCGACGATGCGCGCGGCATAGGGATCATTGCGCACCGCATCACGCGCGCGCCTTGCGACGCTGGCAGCGGCCATACCGACTTCGCCATTCGCGCTGCCGCCTGAGGGCGACCAGGATGAGGCGCGGTTCTCCTGCGCGGCCGCGTAACCCCTGAGGGCATTCCAGGCAGCGCGCAGGTGGAGCTTCATGCGGCGGGGGCCATGACGCTATCAAGCAGCGCGCCAGCAGCCTCGGCAATCGGGCCATGGCAGGCAATGCGATCGGCTGCGACCCAGGCGAGGGCGAGGCTTGCTGCTTCGGGCGGCGAGAGTTCCTTCTCCCAGGCGGTCTGGCGCAGCCGGGCGAAGGCACGGAAGGCCTCCTCCGGCACGCCAAGCGCTGCCGCCAGCGTGGCGGGTTGCCAATGCGTCTGTTCCATCATGCGTTCCTTGTGAAACTGGCGAGTGTCACGCCCGGCCGCCGCGCAGTGGCGTTCTCCGCGCCGTAAAGGGCGGCAATGGCGCGGCCCAATTCATCCAGGCTGCGATATTCGACCGTGCGGCCTTCGAAGGTCACGCGCGTGACGCCGCCGGTATAGGCGGAGGCCAGCACGGCTGCGCGGCTGCCCGCAGGCTGCGCTAAGGCCCAAGCAAGGGTGGCGGGGTCCATGGGTATCTTCCCAGTCTAGAATTGGAAGGGTGTCCCCAGTTACTGGGTGGATGCATCGGCTGAGCGAGGGACTATTCGGCTCACGATTGCGCCTCTGGACCGGAATCATGTAGGCTCGCACCCATGGCGATACCTGATTTTCAAACCCTGATGCTACCTGTACTGCGCCGTCTTGCTGAGCGGCGCCTCAAAAGTCGTGAACTCGTCGACGCAATCTGTGACGATTTCTCTCTTACCGAAGAAGAACGGCTCCAGATGAACCCGTCGGGTAAGCAGGCGACTATTTTCAATAGAATTCATTGGGCGCTGACTTATCTCAATTCCGCGCGCCTGATAACGCGTGTCTCACGCGGTGTTTATGAGGCATCTGAAAGGGGCCACGAGCTGCTGCGACAGCCGCCTACGCGTATCGATATTCCTTTTCTGAAGCAGTATGATGAGTTTCGGGCGTTGCGTCCGAACGACCGTTACTCTGAGACCATCGATTCGGTGACTAGCACCCCGGTTTCCCAGGCAGACAGCAATTCCTCGGGGACCCCAGATGAGCGTATTTTTAATGCTGTTGCCGATATTGAAGCGGAGCTTCGTGAACGAGTTCTACAAAGAATTCTTGAGTGTCCCCCTGCTTTCTTTGAAAAACTGGTGCTCGATCTACTCCTGGCTATGGGCTATGGCGATGGGCATCAGGCTGGCGAAGTTCGTGGCAGATCTGGTGATGGCGGGATTGATGGTGTCATTCGCGAAGATAAACTTGGCCTCGATCTTATCTACGTCCAAGCCAAACGATACCGAACAGAGAATGTCATAGGCCCAGATAAGATTCGTGAATTTTCTGGTGCATTGGATTTTCATGGCGCCAGAAAAGGCGTGTTCATTACAAGCAGCCGATTCTCTCAAGACGCAGAGAGATTTGCGTCTCAGCTTCAAGCAAAGCGCATTGTGTTGGTGGATGGCCCAAAGCTGACCCTCTTGATGCTCCAGCACGGCGTTGGTGTTCGCCCGAAAGGCGATCCCATCATTTTGCGAGAAATAGATCTGAACTACTTTGATCCTGAAGAAGCGGTCTGACCTAGACCACTGGTTTTTTGCTCTCGTTGTCCTTTAACCTCCCGCGGCGCGCGAGAGGGCACGCAGGATCGGCAGGATCTGCGCCCCACCCGCACCAAGCGCGATAAGCACAGCAACGATGCCCCAGATCGCGCCCTCAATCCGGCGCGTCTGCTTGCGCAGGCCGCAGATCTCGGCGCGCACCGCCGTGTAGCGCTCGGCACAGCGCTCCACATGCAGCGACAGATCCTCGCGCTCGCGCGCGTGGAGTTCCCCGTTACTCATGATTTCCTCCCGAAAGTAATCAGCGCAGCCAATTGCCACGCGGTGCCAACCAACCGGGCCGCCGCATCAGTGGCGGTGGGTCTGGGTTTGGCGCCGTAACCGGCGCGGCAGTCTGGACGGCTTGGCTTTCCACCGGCGCATTCGCGATATCCTCGCGCAGCCTTTGCCAGAATCGCTCGCCATACCGATCCGCGCCCAGCAACCACAGCGCCGCACGCGCCAGCACCGCGCAATCCAGCGCCTCATTGCGGTCGCGCAGCTTGGCCCATTCCTGGCGGATAAAGCCGCGCCGATCCTTCACTTGGTGCAACTGCTCCGCCACCAGCTGCTTGACCCATTCAACCTCAATCCCCTGCGGCAGATGTACCCAGCCGTGCGGGAATTCCGCCGCATCGCCACGCCCGAGCCAAAGCCGGCGATAGAGATCAACCTTCCAGGTCGAAACCGACACGGTCCAAAGCTTCAAGCCGCGCCGCAATTTCCGTCCATCCACCAGCGCATCCACCGGCGTCGGCCCCTGCACCGGCTGAGCCCTATTCCAACCATCAACGCCCTTGGTCGGCGCAATACGTGGATCGCGCAGGCGCCGCAGATGGCCATAAACCGCCGCCGTGTCGCGCCCGCCCGTGTCCACACAGGCCTTGGCAATGCGGATTGCGCCACCACCAGCACGCGGCCAATCACGCGCGAGCAATTCCGCCAGCGCATCCCAGGGCGCGCGTTCGCGCGGGCTGCCAGCGATGACAATGTGATCGACAAGCCAGGAGGAATAGCCGTCAGCCCAGGCCCAGATATCGCATTCCAGCCGGTCATCCTGCACATCCACACCAGCCGTCAGCACCAGCGCGTCCTGCGCCACAACACCCAGCCGGAAATCCTCGCGCCGTTCCACCAGGCGTTCCCAATCCGGTGCCTCGCCACGATCCTGCCAGGTCTCGCCGAGCACCGTGTTGCGGAAGGTTTTCAGATCCTCGGCCTTGCCTTGCGCGGCTTCCCAATCGCGCGCGATCTGCTCCCAGGACAGCCAGCCGACGGGGGAATAAAGCGCCGAGATATGAAAGCCGATGGTATGCGGGTTCTCTGCTGCCGCTGTCGGCCGCCATTCGCCGGCGGCGAGCATGGCGGTCTTGTGATGTTCCTCGATGGGCGTGTCGCAATCCTCGCAATGGTAGCGGACGCTGCATGGATCGCCCTTTTCCCAAATCAGACGTTCGAATTTCAGCCATTGCATGGCGCCGCAATGCGGACAGGGCAGGAAAAAGCGCCGCTGGTCGGAGGCAGCATATTCCCGCTCAATCCGACTGCGCCCGGCAATGGTTGGCGTTGACACCAGAAAGGCTTTCCGGCGCCAGCCGAAGGTTCGTGCCCGGGCCTCGGCCAGGGCAATCGGATCGCCTTCGCCTTCGATGTCGCCGGGATAGGCGTCCACCTCGTCCAGAAACAGAAACCTGGCCGGCATGGAGCGCAGCCCGACCGCGCTATTCGCCCCCGTCAGCACCAGAATGCCGCCGGGGAATTCCTTGGACAGCATCGTATTGCCGCTGTCGCGCGCACGAGCGGGCGCCACGCGTTCCCGCAGCGCCGGCGTTTCCTCCAGCAATGGGTCAATGCGCTGGCGTGAGAAGCGCTTCGCCAATTCCACAGTGGGCTGCACCGCCAGCACCGGCGCCGGGACGTGGTGCAGGACATAGCCCAGCCAATTATTGCCTGCCTCGGTCGCGCCCACCTGCGCGCCTTTCATGAACACAATCCGCCGCGCCGGATGCACGGCAGAAAGCGCATCCATCACATCGCGGAGATAGGGCGTGCGGCTGGTGCGCCAGGGGCCGGGCTCAGACGAGGCACGGCTGCCAAGGATGCGATGCTGTTCCGCCCATGCCGAGACAGTGAGTTGCGGTGGCGGGCGCAGCATAGCCCCGGCACGGCGGCGCACATGTTCACGCGTGCGGCTCTCGCTCGCCGCTGATGCCGGGAGGGTCGAAGCGATCGGAAGCCTCCGTCAGAAGCTCATTGATGTGCTGCTGCAGGATGGTTTGCAGCAAATGGGGTTCGACATTCAGTTCGGCCGCAATCACGCCCGCGACGCGCGCGGGCCAATTCAGCAGCGCGTCGCGCATAGTGCTGGCGATTTCGTCAATCGTCGCATTGGCGGTGGCGACATCCAGCAGCCGGCCCTTGCTTTCATCGAGCGCTAGGCGCTGGGCTTCGACCTTCAGGGCAAGCTGCGCGACCTTCAGTCGGGCGAAAGGCGTGCCCTCGGCATTAGTGCTGCCGTTGAGCGGGGACCGCTGCGGGTCTGCGGTGTCCAGCAGCCGGGCGCGTGTCTTGGCGATGTCCCATTTGCCGTCCGGTTCGCGCGCGATGCGGCCAGTGCGTTCGGCCTTG